GATGAGGTAAAGGAGGTATTTAAAACTGCCCCGGAACTAAATCAGATATGGATTATTGAACACGCCTCCGGTAGGCAGAAATATATCTGTCAGAGCCAGAGCGTTAATCTATTCTTTGTGCCTCCTAAGTCTACTGCTGATCAGGAAACACACAATGCCTATCTACAGTATGTTAATGATGTACACTGGGCGGGGGCTAAGAATCTTAAATCCATGTACTATCTCAGGTCAGATGCAGCTAGGTCTGCTGAGAATGTGAACATAAAGATACCTAGAATTAATTTATCTGATTCGGAGTGTTTGAGCTGTGAAGGATAGAATTCTTGTAGAAATAACATGGGATGATGCATGGACTGACTTTCAAGATTTAGAATTACCCGAAGCAAAGAAGCTAAAGGCTGTCTCCCGCACTACGGTGGGCTGGCTTGTAAACGAAAGCGATTCCTGTATAGTACTTTGTACTGATATATACAACAAAGATAGTAAATACATCAACACACCGATAGTTATACCCACAGGTATGATTACGGAATATTATAAATATGAGGTAGTACCGTGAGCTTATTGTCAACGCGAGATTATTATAAACCTTTTGATCATCCTTGGATGTTTGATTATTACTTCCAGCAGAATCAGATGCACTGGTTCCCTGAAGATGTACCACTCCACAATGATGTAAAAGATTGGCAGGATATGTCCGATCAGGAGAAGAACTTACTCACTCAGATATTTAGATTGTTTACACAATCAGATGTGGACGTTGGTGCGGGGTATATAGATAGGTATATGCGGATCTTCAAGAAACCTGAAGCGCGTATGATGATGGGTTCGTTTGCTAACATGGAATCTATACACCAACATGCTTACAGTCTTTTATTGGATACTGTAGGTATGCCTGAGACAGAGTATAAAGCCTTTGCCGAATACGAAGAGATGTCTGATAAACATGAATACATTCACAGCCTCAAGATATCTCAGAAAGATAAAAGATCTATCGCTAAAAATCTAGCAGTCTACAGCGCCTTTACAGAGGGGCTACAGTTATTTAGTAGCTTTGTTATACTGTTAAACTTCCCGCGCTTTGGTAAGATGAAAGGGATGGGACAGATTGTTAGCTACAGTATAAAGGATGAGTCTCTACATGTGGAGGCAATGACCAAGCTTTTTAGAGAGTTCATTCAAGAGAACATTGATATGTGGGATGATGATTTCAAAAAAGAAATCTATCAAGCCTGTAGAGAAATGGTAGATCTAGAGCAGAAGTTTCTGGATCTTGTGTTTGAAATGGGAGATATCCCCGGACTTACCCGTAAAGAAATGTCAGACTATGTAAAGTATATTGCTGATAGGCGGTTACTGCAGCTGGGGCTGAAACCTAACTACAATATAAAAGATAATCCTCTAGATTGGCTGGATGATGTACTAGGTGTAGAACACCAGAACTTCTTTGAAGGTAGGGCCACTGCCTATATGAAAGCTGGACTTAGGGGTAATCAAGAAAAGGTTACGTTTGCGTGAAGACAGGGAATATAATGTCTATGGCAGTTCAGATTAGTACTGATGGTAATATTTACTGTGAGTTCTCTGAGCTTCCCTTTGAAGAAATAGATAACATATTTAAAGATAAATACGATGCATCTTTAGTAAAGACTATTCACAAATTTGTGAACAGAAAATTTAAAGATACGTCTATATCTTTAGAGAAAGAGATACAAGCGGCTACCTCTACTTTGATCTAGTCGGGGTACTTGTTAGTGCGGATCATCTGGGCTACTTCTGTGGCCCTGTTACCTACCTGTTCGGCCCACCTAGAATCTAGAAACTCGTCTGCTGCTTTTTCATACTTCCGCTGAGACATGAAGTCTATAGCCTTAACAAAGTTAGCAAGTCTAGGGACTCCCATATTAAATGCCAAATTCAACATGGCATCTTTCCTAGCACCTTCTAGATACTGGTAGAAGTAGAACCTTTCTAACAGTTCTTCATGGAAGTTCTGTATATCATTTTTGAGGAGATACATTGCCTCTTCTTTGGTGATACCACAGTCTTCTAGATTTCTGCCTACGCCTATGGTTAGCTTATTAGAAGTACAACGGTAAGGCTCAAGCTTCAAGCCCTCGTGTCTTATAAGTAAATCAATCAGCCCCATAAAGTCTTTCTCTCATGAGATCTTCATAGCCTTTGTTGTCTAGATGAGTAACAGCAATCCAAGCATGAGACATCTCATCACCTGTACGGCTACCACCTACTACCCACATGTCCGGGTCAGGATTGTTAGGGTTGTCAGCAGTGTTGTCATACCATTGCTTTACTACCAATATCTCTCCTGCAAGCAACAGGGGAGCTTCTGAGGGGCTGTATATATGGCTGTGGTGCCAAGTAGCACTCCATTTAGATATCTGACTGACAGGCTTTGTGCGCCCTGTAAAGGGATTAAATATCTCTAGTGAGGCAGCATTCATACGGAGATGACCGTGTGGCTGGAAGCTGTCGATGCGTACAGGATGGTCAAAGCTGTGAAACCCTTGAGTCATAGCATAGCCATGAGGAGGAATAATTAAATGTCCATTCTCATAACCATCTCGTAGGGGATATAGTCGCAGGTCTTGTTGGTAAACTTCATTGACTTCTTCGTAGTCCTCGTCATGAAACCACAGACCTATCTCTACTACATTATCCTTAATCATGTCTCCTTCAGCTGTAGCGCCTACGCCTCCGGGGAACATGTGAATGTCCCAACGCACTAAAGAGTTAGCAGGAAAAGTACGGCATACACCCTCGGGCATAACCTCACCCCACTTGCCCATAGCATATTCTGTTAACTGCCCGTACTGCTGCAGTTCGCCTTCCTCATCGTACATATAAATATCTGAGTTAGCGTGATGTACTACTGCAGCGGCATCTCCTTTAGGCTTAACCTGTACAGCTTTGATGCATCTAGATTCTGCTAACTGAGGATCAACAAACTCTTTACTCCACAGGTCATTCCCATTAGCAGGGATATCATATGGAGAAGATGGGACAATCATGTCAGGAGCGCCAAACTGAGGCTCAAAGTTCCATGAGTCTAGACTAGGAAGCACTGGAGTTTCTACTACAATGTCTTGATCGCCATAAGGAGATCCAGAGTTTACCCAATTTACTACAGCATCTACTTCTTCTTGGAGAAGTCTCCAATCACCTTCTAGGGTTTGAATACCTATACCATGATCGTAGGCATAGGGAGGCATCTCTCTACTAGCTACCTTGTAGGCTATCAAAGGACTCCACGGACGTACCTGTTCGTAAGACTCAAAAGACATTGGCCCAATACCACCAACCCTATGACATACAACACAGTTGTCGTTTATAATTTCTGCCACACCATCTACATAAGTATCATCAGCATGGGCTGTAACGGTTAGTCCTAAACAAATAGCTAATAAAGTTTTTCTCATATCACCACCTATCAAATAATTGATCCACTGAGCATTGAGGCTGCACTCGACAGTCTCTTAGATTATGCTGAAATAATTCCTGATTTACCCTATTAGAAAATTCAAAGGAAACTTCTATAGGGAGATCTCTGTATTCTACAGTAGAACAACTGGTTAGTGTAACTAATACAATTAAAAGTAATTTTTTCATTATCTTGGCCCCATCGCTCTAAAGCTACGAGGCTCCACCTTTTCTAAATCATTAACATTAAATACTAAATCTTCGCCGTATATCAGGGGCTTACCTTCGGCTAACTTTTTACTTGTGTTGTAGTAAGCTAGAGCCATTTTAGTTTTTGCGTCTGCCTCATCTTTTGCTATACTTCTTAGGTTAGCACCATAGGCATTGTTAACCATGTCTAGTTTTTCAGTATTAGGATTTTCTTTAAAAAACATTTGACCTACTTCCTTTGCTTGAAGCAGTGGATCTTTCAGGGCAGAGCCATGCTTGTACACGAGGTAGGCATGATTGAAAGCATTGAATGCTTCTTCATCTGCACCCGCACCAAACTTCCCAAACCCTGCTTCATCAGTAGGTATTACAGATCTTTCAGGTATTAGACCCTGTGTAGCAAATTCTTTTACTAATTGAACAACTTCTTTTTCATGAGCGCGTTGTTGTTCTGCACCAAAGCCTAGAGCTTCGGCTCCCGCTGCAAGAGTCTTATTAAATAATCTTTTTAATAGACCACCTTCTGCAAAGTCGGATCTATCAAGTTCTGCTATCCTTTCTTTTCTTTCTAATAGCAGCTCTTTTAATTCTTCAGTATCACCATTTGCTTTTGCCGTGGCTATCATCTCTTCGTATTCTAGCTCTATGTCGGCTATTTGATTGGCTATTGTACTGTCCTGTGCAAAGTCATCATAGGCCATATCCCTAGCTCTAATATTATCTAACTCATTTGTGATCAAAAAAGTTTCATCTGCTAAGTCTTGACCAGTTTCCATACCTATCTCATCTTCCAGTTCACCCGACCTATTGAACACCTGAATTTCTTCATCTGTATATCCTCTAAGCCTTGAAAACTCTTCGCCACCTGTTCCAGCCTGTTCTAGTATTTCAGGGGAGATAGGACTATGCTTTTCATCTAACAAAGCGCGAGTATTAGTTTCTAGAAATTCTACATACTTTGGGTTAGCTGTGGTTAATTCGACAGGAACATCCATGTCCTCAATAGGTGTATCTACAGCATTAACTATTCTACTAGCAGCCTCTTGTGCTGAGTCTCTAGAGACATTTCTTTTAGAATATTTTTCAATCACATCTGCTAGTAGCTCTATAACAACTTTACCACCGCCAGCAAATTCTACGCGCTCTTCCTCATCAACAAAGGCTCCACCAGCCTGTTCATTATAAGGAAGCCCTGTCAAACGATCTATGCGCTCATCAGGTTCTTCGGGGGCATTAGGCACATCATAAACTTCACCGCCTATGGCAAACAAAGTTCTTCTTAGCGGAGAATCTTCTTTAGGTCTTTCTAATCTAGTGCCTACCATATCGGCATATTGCCTAACAATTTCTTTAACAGTAGACCCAACAGACTCTCCCGGCCCAAATCGCATCTTTTCGTATGCGTTCATAATCAAATCTGTAGATATTTGTGTGGGCATATATCGGCCACTAATAAACTGACCTATAGTTTTATTGCTAAGATTACCCTCTTTTAAATACTGTGCTGTCTTTCCTTTTCCTATTAGGTCTATAGAGGCTTCAATTTTTCTAGAAAGCTCTTGAGCATTTCTGTATAAAGCCTTTTCTCTATTAACATAATCTCCTACAATCTGATCCTGTGTGGTTCTGTAATTTACAAAAACACTTTGTAGATTTCTGTTATCTTCGTTATAGTCTGATATAGCAAATCTTAAAGAATCTTCGGGGTCTAGCTCTTTGAATCTCACACCCAACATTGCAACAAATTCAGTAGAAGGTAATCTATTCTTTCCTGTGTATGTATTAGGTATATCAAATCCTGCTTCATAAAGATTTTTACCTTGAGTAACAAACCCCGGCTCAAACGCCTTTAGAATATGATAAGGAGTAGCCGTTAATTTTTCTTCCGTAGTCATATCTGCGGTAAACAGAGCCTTTCCCTCTGGAGTTCTTCCGTTACCTTTTAGAGCAAACCCAACATCTGTTATTGCTTTTGTAAGTATAGTCTCATCTACATATGGTCTTATCAAAGTACCTGCTGCACTTACAGTAGCATCCGCTAAATATTTATCTAGACTCTCTCCCTGTAAACTACCATCTCGTATTTCACGATAAGCCGCCATTATTGGTTCTTTAATTACACTATAGCTATCTAAAAACTGTGTGTCAGATGTATGTAGCTTACCGTCTATTCTTAGAAATAACTTTGGGGCATCCTTTGACCAAGGAGTTTCAGTCAAAGTCTGTGCAGCTTCCCTCTCTTCTTCAGTTAATCCTGCAAGTTTAGCCGTAGCTGACCCGGCGGCATAGAAGGCTCCGTTAGTTGTGGCAAAGCCTCCTAGTCTTTCTAGTCCTCTAGCTCTTAAAGTAGAGTTACCTGAATTTATTTCGCGTGAGGCTTGTCTAATTATATTTCCTGAAGTTCTAATAATCTCAGCAGGAAAACTTACAAAGCTACCAAGCGGTGCATTTCTTAAAGACTTTATACCTTTAGGAACTCTGTCATAGTTAGGTAGAGTATCTCTGATTACATTAGCAGCCTCTTCTTCAAGAGTAGCTAGTTCTCTATCTGGGAATGCCTTTTTAAGAGTATCTAGCTCTTGATTATATGCGCTTATTTTGAAGAGATCGTCAGTAGCAACATATACATCTTCTACAGCATTGACAACCTTACCGCCGTACTTACCTAATATGCCTAATTTATCTTTTAATTTGCGGGGATCAATCAGAGTATCTCTATCTGACTCCATTAGAGATCTAAATTCCCCAACCCTTACATTAGTGTTTATAATGCCCAGTCTTAAATACTTTTCATAAAGTTCATCTAAGGTTACATCTTGGCCTTTTGTTATTTGATTTTTAAGTGTTGTTCCTGCACCGCTGAACTCGTAAGGTTTTAGACCATTAGCTGTTCCAAACTGCAAACCACCTAATAGGTTTCTAGCCTGTGTAGTTACACTAAATACAGTTTTAGCAGCCTGTGAAGATCCTTTAAGTGATAAGAAAGTTCTGTACGCATTAGCTAAAACATTGTTAGCTTGAGGGGCCGATAGAAAAGATTCGTTTTGTTTTATTGCAGTCATTATCTCAGGAGTTGTATACTTACCATCTAGAACTGAATTAGTTCCTGTTATTAAATTATCTTCATCAAATAAATCTAAAGGAACATTATCTTTATCAAAGACGTATTTGCCCTGAGTGCCTAGCCTATTTAAGTTATTATAAAACTTGCTAGTCTCTACAAACCTAGACATCTTGCTTACAGTAAGAACAATATTGTCAGAAGGATTTTCTATTTCTCCCATTAATGCCCTAATCTCAGGAGATATTTCCTGTTTACCTGTTAATATTTCATCATTAATTCTTCGGGATCTTACAAAATAATCTCCTGCTGCGTTTCTATCTGCAAAGCCTCCTGCACCTAGAATCTTCTTTATTTGTTTGTCTGCCTCTTCATATGCTTTATCTATATCCATCATGCCATCAGAGTTTATTATACTTTGATCAACTAAATACTCTCTGGCATCAGTAACAACATCTTCAGATGGTTTAAATCCTGTATCTTCAAATAAACGATAAGACCTTCTTAGATACGATCCTATATTTTCATTTACAAGTTCTTTAATCTCTAAGGGTATGCTAGAGCTTCCTGTTATCTCTGTTGATAAATCATCAATAAGCTCTCTGGCATTTAAAACTTCTTCTGCTACCTCAGTAGAAAATCCAAACTCTTCTTCTATATCCATCAAAG